AAAACGGCTACCGATTCACGGAACCGCAGTCGGTTCTGTCGGCAAGAGAGGAATACATGGTCGAGAACAACTCCGTGCTTGCCTTCCATGCAGAGTGTATGATGAAACGTCCCGAGGGAGCAAAATGCAGTGAGGTCACAACGGGCAAGGTCTATCGCATCTATCAGGCATGGTGCAGGGACAACAACAACGGCTTTGCCAAGACCGCACGGGAGTTCAGAACCACACTGGCTCGGTATTACAAGACCGATTTCAGCTCAATGACCATACGTCGAAGCTACGGCAGTGTGTATAAGGATCTGATTCTGAATGAGGATTCTGTCCGCGAATACACAGTGCCCTACAACGGATCGGAAGAAGATTTTTTGTGACAGCAGTGAGAGCTCAGTGACAGTAAAAGCAAAGAGCTGTCACTGCCTCAACCCCTTGTCATTATTGGGATTACGGAACATGAGTGATAGTAGTGACAGTTCTTTTATCTTTTATATATAGGGAAAAAGAAAACTTAGGAAGAAAGAAAAGATAAAAATATTTATATATATAAAGATACAGGCGGCAACCATCACTACTATCACTTCATGACTTGAAAGTGAGGAATATCAATGCGAGAGCGTGATTTGGAAAGATACACCACAATGGTTATAAAATCGCACGGTGGGCTTGCACTGAAGTTCATATCTACTGGATATGCGGGTGTGCCGGATCGCCTTGTGCTCATGCCGGGCGGAAAGATGTGCTTTATGGAACTCAAGGCTCCGGGCAGGAAGCCACGCCCCTTGCAGGTGCGACGTATCGAGCAGCTGCGTGCGCTCGGATTCAAGGTCTATGTGGTTGATGGGAAAGAAGAAATCGGAGGAATTATCAATGCGCTATGAACCGCATTTTTATCAGACATACGCCAAGGATTTTATCCTGCATCACAAGGAAGCCGCGATTTTCTTGGATTGTGGGCTTGGGAAGACAGTCGTCACGCTTACGGCAATCGAGGAACTCCTGCATGACTTCTTTGAGATCGGCAAGGTGCTCGTTATCGCTCCGCTGCGTGTGGCGCGGGATACATGGCCGTCGGAGATCATAAAGTGGGAGCATACAAAAAATATCCGCGCCTCTGTGATTATGGGAACACCTAAGGAAAGGACGACGGCACTCATGCAGCATGCGGATGTGTATATTATCAACCGAGAAAATGTAAAGTGGCTGATTGAGGAGAGCGGCGCAGTGTTGGATTTTGATATGATCGTCATTGATGAACTCTCATCGTTCAAATCTCATCAGGCGAAAAGGTTCCGTGCACTCTTGAAGCTACGTCCCTCGGTCAAGCGGATTGTGGGGCTGACGGGAACACCGTCGGCAAACGGACTCATGGATCTCTGGGCACAGTTTCGTCTTCTGGATATGGGCAAGCGGCTCGGTAGATTCATCTCCCATTACCGCAATGACTTCTTCCTTCCCGACAAACGGAATCAACAGATGGTGTTCAGCTACAAGCCGCGCGAGGGTGCGGAGGATGAAATCTACCGACGGATTGAGGACATTACCATCTCCATGCGATCCAAGGACTATCTCAAAATGCCGCAGATCATCTCTAATAGCGTGCGTGTCGCTATGGATGAGCGTGAACGGGAACTCTATGACCGAATGAAGCGGGACATGGTGGTTTCCCTTGGTACTGCGGAGATTGATGCCGTCAGTGCGGCGGCACTTTCCGGGAAGCTCCTCCAGATGGCGAACGGAGCGGTCTATACGGAGGACGGAAAATCCGTCCACCTGCACGACCGTAAACTGGATGCGCTAGAGGATCTTGTCGAGAGTGCGAACGGGAAGCCCGTACTCGTCGCGTATTGGTATCGCCATGACCTTGAGCGAATCAAGGATAGACTGTCCGTTCGAGAGATTCGGTCGAGTGCAGATATTGCGGAATGGAATACGGGAAAAATCCTGGTCGCCGTGATTCATCCAGCGAGTGCGGGACATGGACTCAACATTCAGTTCGGCGGTTCGACGCTCATCTGGTTCGGTCTTACATGGAGTTTGGAACTCTACCAACAGACCAATGCCCGGCTCTATCGGCAGGGGCAGACAGGGACTGTGGTTATCCACCATATCATCACGGCAGGGACGATTGATGAGAATGTTATGCAGGCACTTGAACGAAAGGACAAGACTCAGACGGCTCTGATTGATGCCGTCAAAGCGAATCTGGAGGTGGCATCCCATGATGAACTGTGAGGTTCTTGCCAATGCAATCATCGAACAGGCGGCAAAGGATTATCGCTGGGCGCGGACGGTTCTTCGCAAAGCGGCAGAAAATGTCGAGGCGATGGCGATGCGCAGCGACACGGAGCGATTCTTTCGTTCCGCATGGTTCGGTCAGTTGACGAGTATAAACGGAGAGTGGCTTCTGCAACAGCTAGAGGGGGAATTTGCATGACGGCGAAAGAGTATCTGAGTCAGGCATGGAACATCGACCGACGCATCAATGATAAACTGGCTCATGTAGCACAGCTGCGGGATATGGCAACAAATGTGAGTACCGTTATCAGTGATATGCCAAGGAGTCCGAGTCCGAACAATCAGCGGATGGAAAACATCATTGCACGCCTGACTGACACCGAAGAGGAGATCAATGCAGATATTGACCATCTGGTCAGCTTGAAGCTCGAAATCATGAATACGATCTGGCAGGTTGAGGATGAAAACGCTCAGATGATACTTGAGCGACGCTACCACAGCTTCAAATCGTGGGAAGATATTGCAGCGGATATGAGTGTCAGTATTCGATGGGTGCATAAGATTCATGCCAAGGCTCTGGATGACGTTGAAAAAATTTTAGAAAAAAGACAGCAGAGTTCATCCTAGTTCACATAAGTTCATAAAGGTTCACGTTGCGTTCATAGGGTTGACAGTGATATGATAGACTCAGCAAGAATAGGATATGGAATCAGCCTTCTCGGAGAAGCAATTCTCCGCGGGGGCTTTTTTGATGCCATTGTGGAGGTGAAGCGATGCCGAGAAGGCCGAAGCGCCCCTGCCGCATGACGGGCTGTCCGAACCTTACAGACAGGAAGAGCTGCTACTGCGAGACGCATGAGAAAACCATGCAGCGTCATTATGACCGCTTCACTCGTGGCTACGATCAGCACGAGAGATACGGCAGCGCATGGAGACGCATTCGTGACCGCCATTTGGCAGCACATCCACTGTGTGAGCAATGTAAAGAGCAGGGCAGATATGTTCTCGCAACGCTCGTGCATCACATCAAGCCCCTCTCGGACGGTGGCACGCATGATGAGGACAATTTGATGTCGCTCTGCGTATCTTGTCATGAGCGGATTCATCGGCGCGGCAGAGGCGACCACTAGCCCCTAGGGGGCGGTCAAATCTCTAAAACCGCGCCATTGCTGGACCGGGGAGGGGGCGTACAGAAAAATTCGCATAACTTTTAGGCCAGTTAGAGAGATAAGTTTTACCTGCGTGATTTTCGGCGGGAAGCCATGCACAGCGGGGAACGACGGGCATTTGAACCGCTCGATAAAACAGTCCAAATGCTGAAACTTATGCTCAAAAAAGTTTTGAAAAGTTTTAAGGGGGGAAACGTATGGGGCTTAGAGGACCGCAGCCCGGCACGGGAGGGAGACCAAGAAAATCCTTGGCAGAAAAAGTGACCGAGGGCAATCCCGGCAAGCGCAAGCTGAAGGTCTTGGACTTTGAGCAGATTGCCACAGAGCCGGAGGGCGTGGATATGCCGCCTCCCAAGGAGTTTTTATCGGCTGTTCAGCGTGACGGCTCAACGCTTTCGGCGCGTGAACTCTACGAAGAAGCGTGGGAGTGGCTCAAGCGGCGCGGATGTGCAGAACTGGTATCTCCTGCGCTCTTGGAGCGATATGCCGTGAGTGCGGCACGTTGGATTCACTGCGAGGAGGCGGTCAGCAAATACGGCTATCTGGGCAAGCATCCAGTCAGTTCTCAGCCCATACAGTCACCTTATGTCGCCATGAGTCAGAACTACATGAAGCAGACCAATCGGCTGTGGAACGAGATATTCTCCATCGTCCGTGATAACTGCTCAACGGAATACAAGGGCGTTTCGCCACAAGATGACTTGATGGAGCGGCTTCTTCGTTCAAGGAGGGGATGAGCGGGAAGATTAGCTGAGACGCAGCTCAAAACATACAGTTGGCGACGTAGGGCGCTTTTTTTATTGTAGGGGGTGGATATCTTGGGGCAAAAGACATG